GTAGATGAATGTAAATGATTGTGCCATTCTTCTTTAAAATTATTTTCATCACTTAAATAAGCCCAACACATATTTGAAGATCGTGGGTGAATTGTAAATGAAAAATTTTTTTTACATAATTTTAAAAATTTTTGATACAAATTTTTAAAAGAAGATGTTGGATCATCTTTTATTGGATAATTGTTTCCAATATTGGGGTTAAAATATTTTTTATTATCCACAACTGTATTAATCATGGATTTTTTATTGAAAAATGGAATATAAAAATTTTTAACTTTATAAATTGGAAAATTATCATTTAAAAGAATCATTTCAATCTTGGTCCTACAGTCCAACCAACCAAACTCTTACGAACACCTTTAGTTACTTTTTAAACTCGTTGTTGTGTACGAGAATCAAAAAGAATAATAACACCTCTTTGCCTTGGTGCAATATAAGATTTACCTCCCTCATCAAGAAGTTGAAGATTACCCCCTTCATAAGTATCAGGATCTGAAAGGAGTAAACTAAAAGAAAGTTTTCTTACTTTCTCACAATTCTCATTTACAAAATCATTTAAAATATCTCCATCGTGACCACGATTTCCTTCAGATGCTGGTTTATAGAATGAAGAAATTCCAGCATCATTATGCCATCCATAATACTCACCTTCTCCATAAACAGTATATTGAAGAGATTCACCATCAATATTTGTTAGATCATACAAAAAGTTCTCACGATTTGCTCTTTGCACATAATGCGAAACAAATCCTGCAACCCAATGTGAAGTTGGAACCCAAGCATTTTTTGCATTTCTTTTGTCTTTATCTAAAGTTCCATAATCACCCCCACCAACTCTAGAATCTTGTAAAAGAGGATCAAAATTATCTTTAAGATCTTCCTCAATTATATCTATAATTTTATTTGGAAGATTTGTATAATACCACATAGATTGAAAAGCCATCTATATCTCCAATTTTGTACTTGTAATAATTAAATCATAAACCAATCCAATAGAAAAGTCAATTTTTACTGTGGTCTTTCTGGCCATTCAATAATATAAGGTTCTTCATGATTTTGTGGTATGTTTCTAAGATTTTCTCTATATGTTGTCCAAAGTCCTTGTTCTTCTGTTGTCATAGAATTCCATTTATCTGGTAAAACACATATATCAGATTCTTGAAGTAATTGATTTCTTTTAAGTCTTACTTCTTCCCAAAATTTTTCTTCAATTAAACTATGTGATGGTGGTATTATAGTATCATTTTCATATCCCCATCCTATACCATATTTATTTTCTCCAGGATCAATCCACCCGTGCAGATCAGCCTCTTCCTTTATAGACAAAATAACATTAGTGATTATGCCGTTTTCGACAATTAAATATTCTTTCATTTCTTGATTTTCCATTTAATTTCTCCAAGCAATAATTTGCACTTCCCCTCTTCCACCACGACCTTGAGTTGCTGGAGTCGCAGGATCTTCCATAGATGCTCCTCCCCCTCCTCTTACTGATCCATTTCCATTAGGATAATTACCGCCATTACCACCATATAAACTACTACCGCCGTTTGCAAAAGGTCCTGGATCATTCCCCGGAATAAAAGGTGGTGTAGATGGGGGATTTAAGACTCCACCACCAGCTCCACCATAAATGGAATATCCAGCTCTTCTAAAATTTACATAATCTGTTGGAGCTGGTGTATTTGGAGATGAATGTTGTCCTCCAGCCCCACCACCCCAATAGGCAGATCCAACCCAAGTAGTTCCTGAAGGACCAAAAACTGATGGTAGACCACCACCACCGGTTATAATATTTCCTCTAAGAAAAGGTGAAAAATTACTAAGAACATTTCCAGGATTTGATGGGGGATTAATAAATTGTCCACCCTCACCAGCCTGGCTGAGGGCGCCGCTGCCACCACTTGCTGTTAAATAAGTTCCAAAAGAACTACTCCCCCCAGGATTGCCATAACGAGTCCCTGCAGGTGGAAAAAAAGGAGGTGCAGGAGCATCAGCTTGTTGACCACCAGCACCTATAGTTACTGTAACTGGTCCTGTTATTTCTGGCGCTAGAACAAACAATTCAGCATAACCACCGCCGCCACCACCGGAACCTGGACCAAATTGAAAAGAAGATGTTTTAGCACCACTTCCACCTCCACCCCATACTTTAATGAGATAAAAAAGATCATTGGAATTTTTTGTAAAAGTACCAGATCCAGTAAAAGTAGTTTGAACTACATAAGAAGGTAGATTAATAGGAACACTGGGATCAATGGTTACATTTTTCAGTACTCTAGTATTACTAATAACCTCTGTTGAAGATATTTGAATTGCCATAAATTATACCCCCACCACATCTATAAAAATTTTTACCATCTTCGTGTCTCCACTCGGTAATTTGCTGTTATTATTTATAATAATTAATAGCTAAATTAACTTTCAACCTCGACAAGGCAGATTATAAACACAATCAAATATCCATGTCAAGTCACATCTCAATAGGACCTGGATATCTCACACCACCTCCAGATGAACCGTTATATAGATCTCCATCTCCACCGCCACCCCAGACATTAACCTCCACTCCTGTCCCACTATGAGATTTTTGATTCTAATTCTTTAACTTTAGTACTCAATTCCTTCACTGCTTCAATAAGAAGTGCAGTAATATTTCCATAAGAAACAGATTTGAATCCATTCTCATCTTCAGAAACAAACTCAGGAGCAATTTCCTCAATTTCTTGTGCAATCACACCTATTTGATGCTTTCCATCAAGATCAATTCTATCATACTCTACACCTCTCATGGAAAGAACTTTTTCTAATGAATTGGTAAGAGTCTTAATATTTGTCTTAAGTCTCATATCAGAACTGGAATTAATATCACCAGTTGCTGTGAAAGTTCCTGTGGATCTTCCAAAAGTAAATCTGTTGGTTGTTCCATCCCTGACAGCCCAACTTGTGACACCAGATGAATTTAAATCCAAGTAGAGATTGGACCCATCACAGAACATCTCAGCATCATCTCCTGACCCAAAATTAAGTTGAATATTATCATTAAATCTTAGATTTCCTGATGTCTTTTGGTCAGCAGCATCAGATCTTAAGAATTGAGTGTTATCAATGCCATCCAAAGCATTGGCATTTGATGCAGTTCCATTCAATGATGCAGTAATAGTTCCTGCTGTAAAGTTTCCAGATGCATCTCTAGCAACAATTGCTGATGCAGTATTTGCACTAGTAGCATTAGATGTTACTGTAAATGTAGAAGCACCAGAACCATTATATGTTGTGGAACCAGAGAGTCCAGTTCCACTTGTATTCATAGTAAGAGTATTGAGATTGCTTCCAAGAGAAACTCCAGAAATAGTGGAGTTAGCAAGATTAGCATTTGTAATACCTGCGCTTCCACTTAAATTGGAATTAGTGAGTCCAGTAATTCCACTTCCAGACCCTGTGAATGAAGTGGCAGTTACAACACCAACAACATTAATTCCAGTAGCATTGGCAGTAATAGTAGATCCTACTTTAATTGTATTACCAACATTTACTTGACCTGTAAGTGTACTAACTCCAGAAACACTGAGGTTGCCACTTGTTACTAAGTTTGCAAAATCAGCAACTGTAGCAATGCCAGTAACTGTTGCATTAACTACATTCAGATTGGTTAATGTACTAACTCCTGTGACATTGATATTCTCTACTACCAATTGAGTTGTACTGATTCCAGTAGGAAGAGGATCTGCTTCTTTTAAAACATAGATGGTGGATCCCATCCCTGCCTGATTTGATGCCTGATAGTAAAGAGTGCGTGGTGCATCAAATGGAACTCTGAATGTAATAATTCCTACCTGAGCTCCATTATTTTCTACACCATGATCAAATCTACTTCCTGCTCCTGTTGTTGGTGTAGTTTTAATATAAAAAGGATATCCTGTCGCATTTACATTGAATCTATAATTTTGTCCTCTAATTAAAAAGATTGGGGGATCATCTCTGTTTACTGTAAATCCAATACCTGTTGATTGATATTGGTATGCTGCTGACCCGTTATTAATAATATCAAACTGTTTATATACTTCCTCATCGCTTGCAGTAAGAATACCAGTAACAGTGAGATTAGTAAAGGAAATAGTTCCACCAACAGTTACTTGTCCATCAAAAGAATTGCCAGTTATATTTCCAGTTACAATCAGATCACCATAAAGATGTGCTGCGGTTTGTCCAATAGATGCTGAACTATAAACATCTAATGGATATGCTGGAAGTGAAGTATTAATGCCAATTGAGGATGATGATCCAACAATAACTTTAAGTGCTGTTCCACCAGTCCCTACATTGAAATTACTGCCAACTGTAGCAATTCCTGAGAAGTTGGCACCACTTCCACTAATATCATGAGTTGCTATGATTGAACCATCATCTGCTTTTATTGTTCCATAAGCAGTGAGGTCTCCAATAACATCCACCTTTGATGTTGGAAGTGTTGTTCCAAAACCAACTTTATCTGAATCATTAGTTGCATAGATCAAATCTGTAGCGATCTCTATGCCGTTCTTTACGACAAAGTTCTTTTGTGTTGCTGCCATATTAGTTGGGCTTCACTATCCACCCATAGGTTTTTTCTATTTATAATCTGAAGGTGATGGATGAGGTTGCAGACACATTTCCACCCAAATTTGAACTAATTATGGTTGCTACTCCATTAGTATATCCACTTCCTCCTCCACCACCTGCACCAGCAGTTCCTCCTTCTCCTCCAGTTGCCCCATTTCCTCCATCGCCACCATTTGTCAAACCATCACCAGCAGTTGTTGTGACTGTATATCCAGGCTTAAATCCCCTGATAATTGCGTCACTAGAAGAAATTTCAGTTCCATCATTAATTCTGAACTTAATTGGAGATCCTGAGTTATCTGAACAAGCAGAAATTCCTTGATTGATCCAGTAAGTTCCTCTAGAACAAGAGATTGCTCTACCTCCTGCTGGAGAAGTTGCAATACTATCACCAGGATATAAAGTTATTCCTGAACCTGCCAATACGGATCCATGAATTCCAGTCAAACTCAAATTGCCTGGTGCAATTCTTGATCCACCAGCACCTGCATCAGTTCCACTTCCATTTGCACCAGCAAGATCTACACCTCCACCAGCACCTCCATTACCAGAAGTTCCTGCATTTCCACCCTGTCCAACTGCAACAAGAAGTTCAGATCCTTCATACACAAATACTGAAGAATTATTTGAAATTCCCAGGATAGTGTATTCACTATCTTCTGTCAATGCAATTTCTACGGTAGAAGTTCCCCCTTCTCCTCCATTATTTGCATTATTATCAGATCCTCTGGCAGCACTTATGTCCATCTTCAAAGTGATATTTTTTTCTTTTGGATAAAAAGTAATAATATTATAATTACTATTTGCAAATGTTGCGTCAGTTAAGGTGAAACTTCCATCATCAAGATCAGTTTCTTGTGTAGAATAAAGAGAAGAATTGGAAGAAGAAAATGCTTCAAAGATTATTAAACTTCTTGGTGCAGTGTAAATGAAATCAGCTTCTGCAGAAGAGGATGTTATAGTTTCTCCCTCAAAATTTGTAAAGGCATAAAATCTTACTTTATCATTTTCAGTTCCAACTTTTTCTATTTCTATAAATTTTGAATTTGAGTTTGGTATTACTGATCCATTCAAAGTCCAATAGTATTGGAGAGGATATGAAATATTGTCTATAGATGCATCTGCACTAAAAGTTGCTGGTTCTCCTGGTGGAGAACTCTTTGTTGTCGGATCAAGAGTGATTGTAATAGTAGGTCTAACTTTTAAAGTTGCTACATTGGAATCTAAAGGACTATTAACTGCTTTTCCTGTAGTTTTATATGAATTGAATGCTCTTTGAGATGCATAACCTCCAGGAATATAAGTAGACCTTAAATATAGATTTCTATTCTGTGATGCTGAAATGTTACTGATAGTTAATATTGTTGATCCTGCGCCAACAATATTTGGACCATTGGTTAATGGTCCATTCTGATCATACCACCTATATTCTATAATCCCGTCTACAGTTCCATCCCCTTTCTCATTGAGAGATGCCACAGAATATCCACTAAAGGTAGCTATACCACCCACATTCACTATTGCACCTTCGGGATGACTTGTAAATGAAAGAAATGGACCATTCAAGTATAGACTTGTAGGTGGTATTCTAAATCCCCTAAAACCAAATGGAATCATTAGTATCTACTCTCCCTATGAGGATATTTATCACTTAGAATCAATCTTATTATTCAATTCTTTAATTGCCTCAATAAGAAGTCCAATTAAACCATTATAGTTGACAGATTTTAAATTATCAGATTCATCAACAAGTTGTGGAAGAATTTTTTCCACTTCTTGTGCTATAACACCCATGGATTCTTTTCCACTTGATTTCCAATTAAAGTTTACACCATCAATTTTGATAATTTTATCCAGGGCATTATCAATTACACTAACATTTTCTTTCAGTGATGAGTCTGATAATGAGTTGATGTCATTGATAACTCTAAGATTATCATAAATTGTAACAGTTTTGGATCCAGAATCATATGTCCAACCATCAAATGGAGTAGTTCCTGCAACACCAACTGTGAAGTTCTGTCCACCAACACCACCATAAAGTGTTGTGCCACCATTAAAACTCATGAAGGAGTAGATATCTTCTGCATTTGCTACTGCAGTGACATCTGGAGTCAAACCACCTGGCCAATAAACTTGAACTGCATTGCTAAGAGAATCTACAAAGGTATTGATTCCTACTCCAAATGCAGTTCCACTTTGAACTATCTTGAGAGTGAAACCAAATGTTGATCCAGAAACTGGATTTATAATCTGAAATTCATTTACTGCAGATGTCACATCTAACTGGAAAGAATTTCCAGTTGAAAGGTCAATAATGGCAGTTCCAGAAGAGATAGTTACTGGTTGAATATTCTCATAATATGCAGAGAACTTGGCTCTTCCTGCAACATCAAAGTCCTCAGTAGGAGTTGCTAATCCAATTCCAACACCTCTAGAAGTTGCTGAGAATACTGTCTGACTTGTTCCAACTCTTAGTGCAGTTGTTGCAGTAATTATTCCAACTTGAATTTGTCCACCAGTTGCCTTGATGTTAGATGCACTCAGAGTTCCGTTTACTGTAGCATCTCCATCAAATGTTGCCTTAGAAATAAATCTAGATTGATTTCTAACATAAAGGTCAGTTGTTGCTGCTCCAGTTGTACCAACTTCAAGAGTGTAATTTCCTGTTGGATTAGTTGTTCCAACTCCAACACTTCTATTGTCGTAGGGAACTACATCACCACTACCAGCATCAATAAACCATCTACTATCATTAGAAAGATTTGTAATTCCAGATCCATCACCAACCAATTTAGTAGCAGTAAGAACACCAGAAATATTTGAATCACCAACTACATTCAGTTTGTATCCATTTGCAGTGGTTCCAATACCAACACCATCAACATCAACACAGAACTCAGAAGTTCCAGAACCAACCTTAAGAGTACAATCTCCTACTGAAGTAGTTCCAATACCAATTTTTCCAAAGATAAATTGGTTACTATTTTGATCAAGACTGATTGTTCCAAATGGATACCATCCTCTATCAAGAGTATAAGTCCAACCAATAGTTCCACCCTTTGTTGGATTTGCATTATAAACTACATCTCCAGGATTTCCTGCTAAACTTGGAGTAGCAATTCCTACTGTATAATTTCTTGATACTCTCGCATCTCCCTGCAGGTAGATTGAATTGGCTTCTATACCTTGATCAGAAGTTGAGGTGAGCTTTTCATTGAAAACAACAGGACCATTGAATTCAGAAAGGATATTATTATTAATACCACCATCAACTTTAATTGATCTGCGGAATCTTCCTTCAAGAGGCTCAATGACGTCAATACCATTACTTGCAATTGATCCCTGAGTAATGTCTTCACCAGTTATAGTTTGAATTGGAGTATCATATACTTCCTCTCTTCCTGTAATAGAAGAAATCTTCTTATTACCAATGAAGAAGTCCCCATTATCATTCATACCAGTGTAAACATTTACACCTGCATTGGTAATAAATGATTGTGCTCTGAGTTGTTGTGAGAGGTTTAATTGTTGTGTTTGTTTATCTGGGAATGCAGTTGAATAGTTTCCAGGACCATAACCAATATATTCAAATGTGTGTCCAGATGCACGAATAATTGAATTTCTTCTAAGTTCAATTGGTAACTTAGAAACTCTCTTCACTACACTTTCATCTTCATGAGTTGCAGCAATAGTTCCAAATAATCCCCTAAAGACCTTAACTGGATTTCCAGTTACTGTGGTCTTGATTCTCATAATCTCATCATCAACCTTAATATAATCACCAATTTCAAAGTTATACTCAGTTACATTTCTGATGTTGATTTCATCAATTGTTGTGCTAGTGACAGGTGAAGAAATGACAGTAGAAATGCCAGCATAAATTTCTACCTGTCTTCCATTAAATTCATTATCGGAGGAGACAATAGCTCCTGCCTGAGAAGTAGGTCCAGGAACATAAGCACTAAATGTACCAGCAGTTGCAGGTGATAAAGTGCTTATACCAACATTAATGACAAATGTTGTAAGTCCAACATTGTTTGTTACAATGAACTCATTGTTATAGAATTCAGATGTTGCACCACCAATTCTTACTGCATTATTAGCTCTAAGACCATGTGCTTGATTTGTAGTAACAGTTGCAAGTCCACTTACATTGTCATAAACAAATGTACTAATTCCTAATGTTTTACCAGTTACATAAGCAAATGCATTTGCTGTTATAACTGCACCAATTCCATTTGTATTGATTCCACTGATAGAATCTACAGGAGAAACTGTGATTGTTTTGCTTGATGGGACTGCAGTAATATTATAGAGTTGATTATATTCCTGATAAGTATCTGACCTTATACCAGATACTCTTAAAGTATCAGATACATTATTATAGATTCCTGTGACAGTAACTGTTCCTTGTGAGAATCCAGTTGTAGTTGCTGTACCAACAACATTCAAAGTTTCACCAACAACATACTTGGATCCACCATCCATGATCTTAACAGCAGTAATGCTTCCAGATGCATTAACAGTAATTCTAGCAGTAGCACTTCCTCCCAAGATAGAACCAGAGAGGGTTGCATTATACAGATTCTCTACACCACCAGTTCCATTACCATAACCAGCACCAGCATTTGTAATGCTTACTGTTGTGATACGATTCAGACCATGATCTCTATCTGTGTGAATTGTTAATGCAGTTCCAACAGCATTGGTCACTACATCAGTAATTCCAACACCGACTTCATCATAGAACTTTTCAAGAGTTTCTCTAGTAACACTATCTCTTGCATCATTAATATCTACTTCACCAAGTTTATCGCCATTGGGAATAGCAAATGAGATTGCTGCCTCTGGATCAGAAGTTGGGTTATCCTTATCGTATTGAGGATAAAGATTCTTAATTGGTTGTGAGAAAGAATAATATGGATCAGTAAATGGTGCTACTGGAGGAATGTTGGAAGAATTGAGAATTGTCAGATAGTAAATTCCATCCTGCTCACCATTCACATACTCCTGAATCTGCTCTACATTCTGAATGTAATAATCATTATTTAATTTTTTACGCTTGAATGTAGGGAGACTTGTTGTTCTGCTTGATGTATTATTTGTAAATGTTCCTGGATCAGTTGAAACACCAGATATTGTAAATCCTCTAGAACTTGTAATACCAGTAACTTTAAAGAGTCCATTGTATCCAGATTGAGCAATTCCAGTAGGGTTATTTGTACTGGTTACATTATCAATCTCTACTGTAGAACCAATGGAGAGTTTATGTGCTTTCTCTGTAAAGAAAGTAACAGATCCAGATGAATACTTTGCATCAGCAATGAACTTGAAGTTTCTTATCTGTGACTCATTGCTCATAGACACAGATGATGGATTATATGGAAGCGCAACTTCTGTGTCAGAATCACCAATTACTTTATTTGATTCTTGGATAACAAAACTGGTTTTAGGTGCTCTTGCAGTAGCAATTCCAGATGCTGCAGGGATTACATATCTAAATTTATAAATTCTTTCATCTGAAGATCTTGGATCTGGTGTTCTTGTAATGAAAGTTCTTGATGTTGCATCTCCAAGAGCAGTTGTTCCAAGACTTACTAAGACTGGATACAGACTATTATCTGATGATGCTGTACCTACTGTTACATACCATTGATTTGTAGCAGAATCATACTGAATTGGGTGACCAATATCACCAGAAATTTTATCACTTACTCTACTTTCAACAGTTAAAGTGCCACCAAGCTTATTGATTGCAATTGCATTGCCAGAAATTGCATCATTGAGAGTCTTTGCAATTTTGATCTGATTTGCATTTAATCCATTAGTAATAGCATAATATACTGTATTATTGTTCAATCCATCAGGAATTCTTGTATTGTCACTAAGAATTCTGATAGTCTCCCCATTTAAGAAATTGTGGTTTTGGGCAAATGTCAGTATGTTTGAAGTAATGCTATTTCCTGTTCCTACATTTCTTCCTACTTTTGCTACTTTGACAGAGGTTACCTGATTTGCACTCTTATGAGTATCAGGCATTACAATTCTAGCACCATATGGTGTATTGGTGCCACCTCTTACAATCAATACATTTAATCTATCATCAACCTTTGCGCCAATTCTATACCCCTGAATGACCGATGGGGGTTTAGCATCTTCGTTTGTTTGATTATAAAGATACAATCTGCTGGTTGATCCAACACCAACTGTTCTTGCAATGTCAATTGCACCATACTCAACATTAATTGGTGTAGACTGATTCTTTTCTGGTGGGATAATATTGGTGATGTAACCAGCATCATCTTGAGAGAATGCATTTTCTCTAAATCCATCAGATCTCAGTGCTGTTTGTCCAAAGTTTGAGTTGGAGTTAGTGATTGAAAAATCACCACCACTCTCAACAACAAATTGATCTGAGAATCCAATAGCAAAAATAGAAACTAACTGAATAAAAGCATTATTTGATGCTTTGATATGGAAGTTTCTATATGATGGTTTATATCTTGCTAATGAATCACTATGGATATTATCAACAGTTGTGGAATCATCATAACTTCCACTAGTGGTATTATATTTGACAAATGCATCATCATCAATCTGAAGGCTGATACCAGTGAACTGTGCAACAACCATTGACTTGAATCCTGCTGCTTTGGATCCATCTGCGTGCATACCACAGAGACCATAGACAGATCTCATTGATACATTGAAGATATAAGGAGATGCACCAGAAACTGTATCAGTACTCAGAACAATGTTTGCACCAGTTGCTGATGGTGAAGCATCTGCAGGAACAGTAGGAATTTCGTATCTAAATGCAGTGACTTCGCCATCAGTATTGATAGATACAATCTCAGTTACCTTATATGTTCCATTGTAGTCAGTATCAGTGACATCATTGATCTGTACTACTGTATCTGCATTCAAACCAGAAATTCCAGCAGAGAGATATGCTGTAACAACAGATGATGCAGTTACACCATCACCTGCCTGAATGCTGCTGATACCAACACTTCCACTTACAGGACCAACAATACGATATTCATCAACCTTTGCCTGAATATCTACACCAGTTGCAGGATAATCTGGAGTGATTGGTCTTCCAGAAGATGGTCCATATGCAATACCAATCTTTTCATAATACATATCAAGATCAGTTCTATTTGTAGAGTAATTTACTATGAACTGATCATTGATTTTGACAGCATTTACACCATCAACATACTCAAAAGCAGTGAGTTTGTGGTGGGAGAATGTTGGTGCAAATTTTGTTGTAGTGTAATCCTTATAGATATTGCTATTTTGGTCTGCATCCAAAATAGTGAAACTATAGAAATATGTTCCACCAGTAATCTTAAAGATAGAAGCTCTTTCAATATCATCATTTACTGGGTTTGGAACATAAAGAGGTCTAATCTTACACTTACGAAGATCTTGACCTACAATAGAAACGCCTCTAGGGACAATAACGCCACCACGAATACTGTTCAGTTTGTAAAGAGCATTGTTGGTGTTGGCAATATCAAAATCTGTGAATGGATCAAACTGCGAAAAGTCTGTTGTAGTTGTACCATCTCTCAACTTAAAAACAGATCCATCAGGAATCCATCCAGGTCTGTTGTCTATCAAGTGTTCACCAGGAGCAAGCATGATAGTGGTCTTTTCAAATCTATCATTTTCAAATCCTCTTTGATAAGAGAATCTAGATGCCTCTACTAATGCTCTCTGGATCGTCTTGAATGGACGAGCCATTGAGTTGCCCTGATTAGTGATATTATCAGTTGCATCTAAACTATTTGGATCAACATAAATGATATTTCCACGAACGTTCTTCAGGAAATTATCCAAACGTGATAATGGCATCTTACTCGCACAGAGATTCTACTTGTTTTTATTTATCTACTAAAAGACCCCCCAATTTCTTGGGAGGTCTTAAAGCACACGGAAGGGATTTGGTTCAGTATCACCTTTTATATTATATCACATTTTTCTCACTTAGCAAGTACTCTACAGTATTTGCAATATCATTCATAGCATCTCTAAGGTCTGGTCTCTGTCCTGATTCTTGTTTGCAGACAGGTCTAGAACAATCAGATAAAGTCCACCTCCAAAGACTCATTTCTTGACAATACCATAAATTTATTTTCATATTTCTCTTATTAATCAGTAGGCAACATTTCTGGATTTTCTAGTTCTAGATTAAACAGCATTGGATGGCATTGTTCCTCAATTAAGTAAAAGGATGACTTGTACAGGTCATCAGTATTAAATCTTCTTTCCTTATCTGCTAGTTTAATTATTTCAAAATCATATTGATAACTATCTGGAACATCATCAAAAGTAAAAGGAACTTGATTTATGAAATACATAAGAACAATTTCAGTTCCTTGATTATACCAAACATACTTGGTATCAATACGGTATTTCATAGTGGTTCCGTACTTTTGGTTATTTAGAGTACAATACTCCAAGTAGGACGAAAGGGACTTGAACCCTTAAGGGCAATGCCCGACAGATTTTAAGTCTGTTGTGTATACCAATTCCACCACCGTCCCATAAAAACTCAGAAGAAACTGAGTTGATCACTAGAGTCTAGAACATAAGTGGAAGGATTGAGACGACAGTATTCATTAAATGTAATCTTCATCTCTTTCCAAGTTAGACCACAATTTGCTGCTGCCTCAGGAACATTCCATTTTGCTGAGAACAGCATCTCCATTGACTTCCTTGTTTCAGGTCTCATACTTATCAGAATGGGTTAGCATAGTGTACAATATCTTCAGGCATCACTGCACGAATGACCTCAAGAACATTCATGAACTGCTCTACTGTATCACAGTCCACAACCTTTTCATCACCCTCATTAGAGTATAGATAAAATACTCTCTTCAGAGGATCAACAACACACCTTGTAATCCATTCTTCATCTTCATTATCAACAATGAAGTCTTCTCTGCTGTAACTCATTGGTGTTGTGTTGACTACCTTTTTATTATAGGGCAGAGACAAGGCAGAGTCAAGGACAGAGTGCCACTTATGAAAGTGTCAGTGTTGCAGTGCCAACACCAGCTACACTAAAAGAAAGAGTAGTTCCTGACCAAGTAATACTTACAGCAGTAGTAAGTCCAGAACTAATGAATCCATTGGCAGTTACAATGCCAACACTGAGGTTTGGTCCCCCAGAAAGACCTTGTGCAAGAGTTGCAGTTCCTGCAGTTGCTGCATAAGTAGCATTTGCAACTGTACCACTTAAAGTGGTGCCATTACCAAAAGTACTGTAGATTTCATCAAAATTGTCATTGGTCTTTGTACTGGCTACTCTCAGAGTATCACCAGTTCCGTCATTAGGACTAGAACCAACATTAAGTGTCTGCTTTGCCATGTTTATTAAACTCCTTGATTGTATTTATTAGTTAAGGTCAATGGTGACATTAGTGCTATCAATAGTAATCTTCTCTGTATCAATAGTGCTGCCTGGATAATCTGGAAGCTGTGGATCAACTACTTCTGTTGCACTGATTGCTGTTGTGATTGCAACTTGCTCTTCAGAGTTTCTAATCTTAATCCTTTCATATGACCAGATTCTTAATTGCTGAGAGTGTTTTCTCCGCTTGGTTGCATTTGCTCCATCAAACCATGTCCCAATACCAGATCTTAAACCAGTAATCTCTGCTTCTAAAGCATCTATTTGACTGGCAAGAGTGCTGCAACTTTGAGTTGATGCAATAGAAAGAACTCCACTTCCTCCAGGAATAGGTAAGAATGAAAATGTTGGAGTCAATTGATTTGTTGATGTATTCCAACTAATGCTTATTGGTGCAGTTGGTCCATCTACATCCCAACTACCTGTCTGAATACCAGTAAATGTACTCAATACACTTTCATATTCTGGATTAGGAGTAAAAATACCATTAACGCTATCAACAGATCCAAAAATTGTAATGACCCCAGTTCCAGGTCCAGTGATCTCATAATATCTACCTAAAGTATCTCCACCATCCCATCCTTCAGTGCTCCAATTCCCCTCATCATCACTCACATAATATGTGACATATTCATCATTCCATTTAGAATTTTTAAAAAGAGCATTTTTCTTTCCTTGCCCAGAATTTCCAGTTGTTAAAATTGGAAATTTCAAATTTTCCAATGGATTATCGTTAGGAGCCTCTCTTCTTTCTAATCTGGGATAACGCTGTATTCTAATAAAATCACCTCTGACGTTTCCATATGCAATAGCAGGAGTGGGAGTTCCCCCAACACCAGCATTAGCAGGAATCACATCTCTATCAGAATCAATATTAGTATCAATAGCAGATTTTTCTGATGCCAGACTACAATTTGGAAGACATAAACCAGGAACAAATGCCCCCAATGCAAGTTGGCACAACCCCACAATCTCAGATTTCTTTTGATTGATTAAATCAACTTGTGATTCAATTGCAGCAAGCACTTCTTCATCAAGTTCCTTTGCAACTATCTGATAATAATTTGCTGCTGTAGACGCAATTCCTATGGGATTTGAAAGTACTTCAGTATCCTCAGTTCTGTTTTGACTTTCAGATGTTAATCCAGTAACAATATAATTACCTATTGTTGATAATGTAGACATGCCTATGGGTTATTATTGAGTTATTTAGATTTGTTTCCATTGACTTGGGTGTGTGGACCCTTGGTGATGATTGTAATATTTTGCTTTAAGAGTAATTCTAATATCTCCAGCAATTACGATTCTCTCATCATTCATTATATGATCTTTTTTTGTAAAATGAACCACATCACTTGGAAAAATAACAACTGTGCCCTCATGTGGGGTTATAGTATAAAAGTTGCAATTGTATTTGTTGAATGAATACAGAGTATTGTTGGAATCTGATACTTCAAATAACCCACCAACACATTCATTTCTATTCTTTTCTTGACGAAGACAAAACTTATCAGATGTTGTATCAGTTTTCAAATAATAAACAAAACTTAGATTGGATTCATTGTGAAAATGGGGAGGAATGGATGGTGTTTCATTATTTTTGTGATACCCAACCCAAGATTTGATCACATGATAATCTAGTTTTGAATGATCTACATTTAGGTGAAAAAAATAATTATCTATGGATTTTTTTAGATCATCAAAGAAAAAGTTATATTTTGGGTCAAGATGTAGAAAGATTTTGCCAGAATATTCTGGACTTTCATTTCTATATCCATCAAACCAATAGTTACGAAGAGAGTCCAGATTATCTTTTTTGAATTCTTTATGACATTCGATACTATCTTGATAGATTACCAAAGGAAAGATCTCATGTACTTTATTCATCAATCAGCATTAACGATATATTCATTATTATCTCCTGGATAGTCTACTTCTGTCAATCCCTTATATTCAGAGATATTTGGTGATACATCCTTCCTTTCGCCATATACTACATAACTGCAATTAATTGGACCACCAGCATTATTCTTTACAATAATTTTTGTTCCCCAATCAATTTTTTCCACAAACAATTCTTGATATGATCCTATTGGAGTTAGGGATACATCAATACTTTCTGGGTCAACTAAATGACGCCAATAGTCAGGAAGTTCAATAACTGTTTTGTCTTTAAGTTTTCCTCTTACATATACATCTGCACTTGGACCTTCAACACAAACATATCTCAATCTATGATTCTCTTTTGATGGATGTGGTATATCAAAAGACTTCTTTGAGTTTGCAATTGACCTTGTAGTTTGCATATAAGATGCTGCATTTCCAACTCCACTAATATTAACTACAGCATTACATATAACATTGTCATTGGCAATAATAATATCATTACAAACAATTTTATCATTTACAATGATCTTGCCATTGAATATCGTATTTTGAATATTAGCAATAAGGTTTGGGAGATCACCACTATTCTTCTCTAAAGTAACAATAGAAGTTGATGTTCCATACAAATGGAAATATGCATAGTCAGACTGTTCTTTATAAAAGACTATACCAATGTCTGAAAGTTTGAATGTGAGATCTTCTGGAAGATCTTCATGCCAAAATCCCTCTTCAGATACCTTTTCATAAAAATAATCACCAGTCTTATTTAATGGACCAGTAAATGTTCCAAAGTCCTTATACTTAAATCCCATTACCCATCAATCTCCGTTACTAACTTGGGAACATCTTTTCTTTCTGCAAAAATATGATAGTAGCAATTAATAGGAAGTCCTGGTTTTGCTTGGATCACCACTTGGTTATCCTGAACTCTTTTTACTGTCAAATCCTGATGGGAACCAATCGGAGTAAGAGAAACTGTAATAGAACTTTCATCTACCAGTTTTCTCCAAACATCTGGAAGAATAATAGTATTTTTGTTATGAAGTCTTCCTCTTACATAAACAGAATTCTCTGGACCTTCAAGACAAGCATAGACTAATTTCTTTCCATTTTTATCTGGATGAGGGATGACAAAGTTTTTAGTCTTTGCCATGATTACTTCTGCGTAGATAATCTTCGACTTAATCAACTCTACTGTCAATAGTTTATCTACTTTCAAAAAGTCTTTAATCCTAGCATATGTTTTAACAAACAATGCATAGAATGGTTTGGGTTTCATTTCAGAATTTTCATTCTGACCAATCATCACATTGGCAATTCCATTTTGTGGACCAGCAGGAGCTCCATCTGTTTCTGCAGTTTTGATATCAAACTGACCATCAGGATCCCCAACAATCAGTGGTCCTTCTACATATCCAGAACCACGAACTTCCAATGGTCCACGACCAAGAAGTTCTGGTTTTCCAAGTCCAAGAAAAAATCTTTTTCCTACAAATAGGTCAGGTACTTTCATTACAATCCTCCTTTATTTTTTTCTTCATTATTTGATTCCACTTTAGATCCATTGACTTCTGTTGCACCATCTGCACAATCAACCAGACCTCCGTATATATTTAATATAGCTTTACCAATCACATCCACAGTTTTTTCTGAAAAAATCTTAGTTGAAACTTTTGAGTTTACATCAATAGTCTGTGCTTTAATTACAACCTTATCATTACCTTCAATGGTAACATTTCCATTATTATTATCAGATCCACTTGCAATAATATCAATATTGATCCCTTCAATTCTCACTCTTCCATTTGGTGCCCTCAATACAAGATCACCACTAATAGCATCAATATAGACACCAGGCTTTCCCTTACCTACATTATCTCCAGCCAATACTTGAAAACTACCTGGAGACCTAAAGATAGTTCCATACTTACGATGATCTTCACCAGATGCATCCATTGACATATAATGAAGTGGTTCTGAACCACTTCTCAACAAAACAGACGATAAAGTATTGTCCTGATGAATATGACCAAACTTCAATTCACCATTTCTATTACCATATCTAATTGTATAATAGTTTTTAGTTTGTGACATTAAACTTTCCTACACAATCAATAACTGTGATAAGATCTCCAGTTACTGGTTTCTCCACATTTTCTCCAATTCTATCTATGCACAATCTTGGAGAGAGAATTGCATTAAATCCTGTTTCACTTTGGATGTATATTTCAGGAAGTTCTGTGAATCCTTCACCACCCTTAGTAACTTTGATTCCAGTAAGAGTACCAAAATCATCAAATGTTGGAACTGCTTCTGCACCATTACTTGGCTCAATAACAATCTCATCTCCAGGTCTGTAATTGATTCCTGGATTATTGATAATAACTGCACAAAGATACATGATAGCAGGATATGATCCAAGACTTGTGATTGGGTAAGATCCAATCAGAGGCGTTACAGGTCTTTCTGGTGTAGTAAAGTTTCCTCCATTTAAAACTTCATGAGGAGCACCACCATTTATCAGTTCCCCTGAGTCAGTAATAACAGTAGTTCCTGGAGGAATAGTAACTGTATCTCCTGGAACAACATTGACTACATTTCCAGGAGGAATAGGAACTTCATAAATCCCATCATCATGTCTGACAGTGCTATCGTCTGGATTTGCCCAGGTTCTACCATCTCCACCAAGACTACCATCAAATGTAGGAAGATAACCAGTTCCACCTTCAAGAATTTCAATACCAACAATTCCTGTAGTTCTTGTGCCAGGTGGAAGTGTTCCTGTTGGATCTGTTGTAGTTTGACCTACAACAACCTCACCAAAAACTGGTATAATCACTGCACCAGATCCCTTCCCACAATCATCATTGACTTTAGCAAAGGATTTTCCTGCAACATAATTGACACCAGCATTAACAAGATCTGCACCAATTACAGAACCTCCACCACTTACAATTAAGTTAAAAGCAGCTCCTCTTCCTCCACCAAAGAATTGTGCAGTTGGTGGACCACATGCTCTTGGTCCAGTGAAACATGATCCCGCACCAGAAGCTGCATCTTGCAAAACAGAATTGAAGTCTATATTGAAATCAAAATTGTCTGCATTGAATGATGAATTGATTGTACCTGAAACTGAATCAGCAAAATTTGTTACTTTATCTATAATTCCAGTAAGATCCGCAGTAGCATTTTCTGCTGCACCACTCCAGAAGTCCCAAGCATCTACTTCAGCACATTCTGGTTTCTCTTCACAACTTAAGAAAGAAAGAACATCAATGATAATATCAAGTCCCCCTCCAGCAATGGATGCAACTCCTCCTAGAGCAGCATTGATAGCACCAAATGCCTGCCCCATTACGCCATCAATCAAGTCAGCAATTCCTGCAAATAGGGATCCTAAGAAGTTATCCACAAGACAAGTTGCAGTATTGATGATTCTATCAAGTGCGCCAAGAAGAAAGTCTTTTACTATATTTAAAAGTGCAGCAATGATCTTTTTAAACAAACAAGCAATGAGATCATTTGCAGTTTCTACTTCTTCCTTTAACTCTGCTTGTTCATTTGGGAATAGTGTATTGTATACTTTTTTCACATTGTCATTTATTTGTTTGATAATTGCCTTTTCTATTTGAGTAATAATCCATTTCAGACTACTGGCAATATACTCAGAATACTCATCAACCTTCTTATTGATAGATTCTTGTATATCTGCAGTCTTTTTAGCAAGAGCATACTGATATCCATAGATTGATTTTTTTATCTTTTCAATATCTTGGATAGCATTTTGAATATCTTTCTGTATTTTTCCAACCTTGGACTTACAATCTTCAGTAGTTGCTATTGTCCTACTTCTTTCAGGATCTTCCTTTTCTTCATCATCTGCCCAAGAAACTAAAGAATTTGATGCCGCCTCATTGACAACTGTTGATCTATCTGTTCCTCCACCTGTTTCAGATAAAGGCAATCCCCCCTCTTTTGGATCGGGCATTATTTGTGAAACTGAGATTGGGTCTTCTGAAGAATAACCAGTAAAAGGAATAAATCTAGCCCTAGGTACATTGGACATCACTTGGTTATATTCATTAGAACCAAGAGCACCCATAATTACTGGTTGTTGTGCATCTTCGCCATCCATGAAGAAACCAAACACAAAAGTTCCTTGTGTAAGGTTTGCGGATTGGAATGCTCCACCATTTCCTCCACCAGATGTCACAGGATACATTACCTGTGCCCAAGGAAGTGCATCATCAGGTAGTTCTTCTGGATCTGCAGTATGGTAACCCATAATGCGAACCTTATATCTCTCAGCAAATCCAGGAAGATCTCCAGTATTCCGAGATCCATATCCAAGATTATTTGGTTCCCAAGATTTTGCAGGAGCAATCTGACCTAACCACCAGATAAATCCGTCTCTACCTACAAAATGCCTTTTAAATAAACCTTGCTCTATCATGGATTATGTTCCTCAGTTATTTGGTTTTTTTCCATAGAGACTATCTGAGACTAAATCTAGACTGGTAAAAGTGTCTTCAGTTGTTGTCTTGTGACAAACACTTGCTACCATATATATCCCAGAAAGTTGGTTGTCAGGTCTATCTGAGTGAGTCAGATCAGCAAAGTCACATTGAATTCTACTTCCTGCAGTAATATTAAAATCTCCAGGAACAACAATGTTCAATTGAATAGAGAATAACTGATTGTATCTCATTATTGATTGAACCATGATATTTTTTGCATCATAGTTATTAGCAGTCTGATCATCTTTCCAAGCCTTTAATTGATCATTGGAACTGGTTCCTGAAGGCATTACACCAGTATCCAAAACATGACTCATCAATCTAGTTGGAGAATCTGTGATATTTTCTACTTTTGGTATAGATCTTAACTTATTTGTATAATTTATTTTTTGATCATCAAATTTAAATTCAACTACCTGATAATTCATCGACAAAGGATCAAAAAATATAGATCTATTATTATAAGAACCAAGAGTCAAATCCTTTGCAATATCAATTGTTTTGTTAAAACTATAACTTAAAATATTCTGATAGTCTTCACCATTTCTCGCAGATCCAGTATTATTGTAGGTATATTTTTTAATAGGTTTGTTTGTTACAGAGTCAAATTGGTCTTTTGATAAAAGTTTATCAATAGATCTAAAGCACATGAACTCTTTGGTTTGGAAGAACAAATACCCAGCTCCTCCTCCAGATAGTGATTTTCCTTTATCATCTACTCCTTCAGGAACTGCTTTTGATGCCAACCAAGTGCAAACATAAAAAGGTTTTCTATCATTCCCTATAAAATTATAGTCAAATGCAGTGGGATCAACAGCTAAAGGCATTGAATTAAGATTTAATTCATTAAGAATTGATCCAATATTTTCTGATATCTTACCCTCATACTTACCAGTAACTCTCACCTTTTCATTTTGAATGTACTCAATAGGAACCAGATCTAAAGCAAACATATCTTTTTGAGATGCATTTCCAAGATCTCTTATTCTGTTAATATACATTCCAGAAGATACAGAGATGACTCCTTGAGATAAAGGATTTGAATTGACAATTTCAAAGTCTACTCTTTCTCCTCCTCTTAAATTTAAAAGAGAAAGTAATCCAGGTGTTTTTTGTGCAGATACCTCCTCCTTATCTTCTTCACCATCTCTTACATCACTATTTGCAATATAACCAGTATCAATTAGAACAACAGTAGCACTTATAGTGTTTGACAGAACACTTTCATAAAAGTAAAACTCAGCAATAGCTCCTCTAACATCAAGTCCTGCAGAACCATCAAAATTAGAAATTGTGAACTTTCTAAAGTCAGCTGGTCCCACTGACATGTTTGTGACAAATGGTATTTCTGCTAATGGATCTTTAGTTATTGTCATTTATCCCTGCTTATATAAGAACCCAAGAACTTGGTATGTATAATAAGTATTTAACACCTGTTCATGAGTTGGACCAGATGAACTAGGTTGCATCACATTACTTGCAACTTGAGGTTGCTGCTGTTGTTGCGATTGTGTTGGAATTGGAACTAATGCAGGAGTTCCTGCTGGTTGTTCATAAGGAGCATATTGTGATACTGCTGGAGTAGAAGTAGATGGTTTTGTTTTAGCAACTTGAATATTTCCAAGATTGTTTAAAAATGCTATTGGATCTACAGTTCCAGAAAAGGATCCAGATGCAGTAGCTCTTCCAGTTCTGATTTCATAATGAAATACGCCAGTTTGACTTGTTCCCCTTTGAACTGGAGTTCCTGGAGAAATAATATCACCCTTCTTTACTAAGTTGACATCACCTTCAGCGATCCTCTCTGTATGATTCAGATCAGCATTATATACATCTACAACATTACCATATCCCCCTCCAGCATTATTAGAATATATTACTTCTCCACCTATTCTAGAATAGAAAGTATCATTTGGTCCAGCATCAAAATCCTGTCCAGCATGTTTTCTTTTTCCTCCTGATCTTGATGCACCATACATTTGTGCTGCACCATGTGTTGGATCAATTCCTGTTGG